CCCGCGGCATGGGCGACGAGCCCCTGTTCGCCGTCGCGTGACCTCCCGAACCTCCCGATGAAGTACTCGCTCCTCCAACGCGTCCACCCGGACACGGAGCCCGCCGCCGTGCGGCGCTACCGCGACCTCTTCGAAGGGGGCGAGGCCCTGCGCGCGCGGATCGCGGACTACCTGCCGAAGAACGAGCAGGAGCCCGCGCCCGTGTACCTGCGCCGCTGCGCGAGGGCGCACTACCTCAACTACTCGGCGCGCATCGTCCGGTGGTTCGCCGCGGCCCTCTTCGGCTGCCCCCCGGTGTACCGGAGCGAGCCCGAGGCCCCGGAGTGGTACACGGCGCGGCTCAAGGAGGATGCCGACGGCGCCGGGACGGACCTCGACGTCGTCTTGCGCGACGCCTTCACGCGCGCGCTCGTCGCGGGCCGCGCGTACGTCCGGGTCGAGCGCCCGGAGCCCGGCGAGGTCGCGCCCCTCTCGCTCGCCGACGCCGACCGCGCGGGCCTGCGCGACGTGCGGGTCTGCCCCGTGCCGACCGAGCACGTCCGGCACTGGCGCCGCAACCCCGACGGGTCGTTCGCGTGGGTGCTCGAACACCAGCGCCGCGAGGAGCTCGTCGAGCTCGCCGACGCCACGCCGACGATCACCGAGACGTGGACGCTCTGGCGCGAGGACGGCACGGCGCAGCGGTGGGAGCTCGCGTACAAGGCCGACCGGAAGCCCACCGCGACCACGGACATCCCCGAGGTCGAGGCCCCGACGACCTTCGGCGTGATCCCGCTCATCGAGCTCCAGCTTCCCTGTGAGCTGCACTTGATGCGGCACATCGCCGACGCGCAGGTCGAGCTCTTTCGCAAGCGAAACGCCCTCTCGTGGGCCGTGGATCGCACCTGCTACGCGATGCCCGCGTTCTTTCTCAAGGACCGCAAAAAGCCCCCGGTGATGGGGACGGGCTACTACCTGATCCTCGGCGAGAACGAAAAGGTCGAGTGGCCCGCGCCACCGAGCGCCCCGTTCGAGGTGATCCAGTCGATCACCCGCGAGCTCGTTCAAGAGATTCACCGCGTCGTCGAACAGATGGCGCTCGCGGTGGACAACAACGCCGCCGCGGCCGTCGGGCGCTCGGGCGACTCGAAAGACGCCGACTCGCGCGCGACGCAGATCGTGCTCCCGGCTTTCGGCGTGCACGTGCGCGAGTTCGCCGAGACGGTGCTCGACGTCGTGGCGCTCGCGCGCGGCGAAAGTCTCACCTGGTCGGTTGAGGGGATGGATCGCTACGAGGGCGTGGACGCCTCGACGATCGTCGACACGGCCCTCGCGAGCGATCCCTTGGGTATCCCGTCGGTCACGCACCGCCGGGAGCTCTTCAAGGCCGTCTCGCGCGCGATGCTCCCCCACGTGCGCGAGGACGTGCGCGCCGCGATCGACCGCGAGATCGAGGCCGGGGTGAACGCCGAGGACGTGCTGCGCGAGTCCACCGTCCCGCCGCCGGGCGGCAAGAACGGCCCCGACTCCTCCGTGCCCCCCGACGGGGGCGACGGGAACGACCCCTCCATCCCGCCGCCCCCGCGCGTGCCCCGAGAGATGCAATGAGCCGCCGGGCGACGTCACTCCTGCGCGAGGTCGTGAAGGCGTGCGCCCCGATCGTCGTCGGCGAGGCGTGCCTCGCGCTGCGCGAGCATCTGCGCCGGGAGCACAAGGCCCGCCTGCGCCGGGAGGCCGAGGCGTCGCAGGCGGCCGAGGACGACGCGGCCGACGAGACCGAGGCGTAGACCCCCGTGTCGGCCGCGCTCGCCCTCCAGCGCGTCGAGACCGAGCTCGCGCAGACCTCGGCCGAGGTGGCGCGCCTCCCCGAGTCCGTGCTGCGCACGCTCGCGCCCGTGCTCGCGCAAGCGCAACAGGAGACCACGCAGGGCCTCCGCACGTGGCTCCGTGACGCCAAGGGCGCGGAGCGCTACACGGCGCAACAGCACCGCACGCTCCTTGCGCATCTGGAGCGAGCGTTCACGACGCTCGGCGCCGCGAACCCGACGCTTCTCCTGGCCTTCCAGCAGTCGGGCACCGCGGCCGGACGGCTCGCCGGCGCCCACCTCGTGCAGGAGATCGCGCGCTACTCGTCGCGCTTCGACGGCCGCGAGCTGCGCGTGCCCCTGCGGCTCGCCACGCTCCTCGCGATGGGGTCCCGGGCGCTCGTCCCGCGCTACCGCACGTCGGCCGCGCGCTACGCCGATCAGGTGCAGCGCGACCTCCGGCGCGAGCTCGCCGTCGGCGTCCTGCGCCGCGAGTCGATCGACCAGCTCACCGCGCGCCTTGCGTCGATCGGGGGCCCGCGGGGTCTCGTCGCGGTGCGCGGCGTCGCCGGGGAGCCCGGGGCCGTCGTCGAGCACATCGGCGAGGGCCTCTTCAAACGCTATCGGTACTGGGGCGAGCGCCTCGCGCGCACCGAGCTCCAGCACGCCTACAACGTGCAGGTGGACGCGGGCCTCCAGCTCGCCGCCCCCGACGTGCCCGGCCTCCTCAAGCGCTGGGATGCGTCGAGCGACCTGCGCATCTGCCCGCGCTGCGCGGAGCTGCACGGCGCCGTCCGGCGGCTCGACGAGCCCTTCGCGCCGGACCTCGACACGGCCCCCCTGCACCCCAACTGCCGGTGCCGGGTGGGCGCGTGGCGCGCGAGCTGGAGTCACGCCTTGCCGGGGGCGGTGTCGCGGCCCGGGACCTTGCCCCCGCCACGGCCCGCGCCGCCCCCGCTTGCCCGTCCGGGGACGCGCCCGCCGCCGGGACGCCCGATGCCTCGCCGCGGCACCCTCCCGCCGCCGGCGATGCCGCCGAGGCCCGCCGCGGCGCCGCCCGCTCCGCCGCCTGCCCCGGCGTCCGCCCTCGCGCGCTGATCCGCCCGTAAGACCTCCCCACGCGCCCCACTGCCCGGGGCGCGCACGACCCCGCGCGCTCGACGGCGCCGCGCGCGAGGGCCGAGATCCCACCGCGCTGCACGCCCCTCCCGGCGACACGGAGACGTCCAATGCCCCCTTCTCGATTCCTCCCGTTCCTGCACCTCGTCACGACGCGCGGGCCCCTCGCGCACCGCCCTCTCCACAACGCCCCCGCGGGCGGTGGAAGCGGCAAGAGCAACCCCGCGGGCGGTGGGGGCGGCAAGAGCAACCCCGCGGGCGACGGCGACGGGGACGGGGACGACGACGACCTCGACGCGCGCATCACGCGCGTGCTCGACGCGAAGCTGAACCCGGCGATCACGGCCCACCTCAAGCGCTTCGGCGAGAAGATCGAGAAGACGCTGGCCGAGCAGGTCGCGAAGCTCGCGCCCCCGAAGCCCGAGGACAAGCCCGAGGACAAGCCTGCGGACAAGCCCGCGGGCGGGACGAAGGCCGACCCCGAGGTGGTGAAGCTCCGCGAGCAGGTCGACAAGCTCACGCGCTCGCACGCGGAGAGCGAGGCGCGCGCCAAGGCCGCCGAGCAGAAGGCCGCACGCGACACCGTCCACGCGCAGCTCAAAGAGTCGCTCGCGGCGAAGGGCGTTCAGGGCGCACGGGCCCGCGCGGTGATCGCCGACCTCGAACAGTCGGGCTCCCTGCGCTTCGACGAGGAGTCGGGGCAGTACACGCTCTCGGTGAAGCGCGCGCGGGCCAAGGGCGCCAAGGCCGAGGAGCTCGTCTACGACGACCTCGTCGCGGGCCTCGACGACTGGGCCAAGACCCCCGACGCCGCCGAGTTCCTGCCGCCGCCCGGCCCCGCCCCGAAGACGCGCCCCGGCCTTCCCGCCGCGCGCCCCGCGCCCCGCACGCAGGAGACGCCCGCCCCGCGCACCGAGCAGGGCTGGAGCGTGACGCGCCCGGCGTCCGCGCAGGGCCCCGCGCTCGGCGGGCTCAACGTCACCGAGTCGGACGTCTTCGGCGACTGACCTTCGACCCCCCGAACGTTTCGCGGGGGTCGCCACCTGTCCGCGCGGGGTTTCCGCGCGGCGCGCACCCATCACGAGGGAATGACCCATGGCTGACACCCCGCAAACGTTTGCGGCCATCACGGCCGCGCTCGCGCAGAGGTACCGCAACGAGATCCGGCGCCAGATCAACCGCCGCTCGGTGCTCCTGCGCATCCTCCCCATCCGCCCCAACGAGACCGGCAAGAACGTCGCCTTCGACGTCGAGGCCGACGGCATGGTCGCGGAGAACTTCACCGACGGCGCCGACGTGGCGAACTTCGGCTCGGACGCGATCGCCCCGGCGAGTCTGAACTTCGGCCTCCTCCGGGCGAACTTCCGCGTCACCGACCAGGCGCGCGCCGCGGCCCGCCGCACGGGCAACCCCGACGGCGCGGTGCAGCTCCTGATGCGCAACGCCACCAACGCGGTGACGAAGCTGTCGAGCACGATCAACGGCCAGCTCTACACGGGCACCGGCTCCGGCGGGCAGCTCACGGGGCTCAAGCAGGTGGCGTTCAGGGACGACAACACCTACGCCGGGATCGACCGCACGGTGAGCGACAACGCCTACTGGCGCTCGAACGTCATCGACGCCGGGGGCGCCGCGATCAGCATCGCGCGCGTCCGCAACGCGGTCGGCGACACGATCTACACCGCGTCGGGCGAGCAGCCGACGATCGGCATGTGCCCGCCCGCCGTCTTCAACTACGTCGGCGGGCTCTACGACTCGAACAGGCGCTACCAGACGGACATCACGCTGGAGACGCCCCGCGGGCAGTTCCGCCTGAACTCGTCGCTCGGCGTGATCGACGTCGAGGGGTGCATCCTCATCAAGGACAAGGACGCGCCCGCCGGGGAGATCCAGTTCATCAATCCGGACTACGTCGCGATCGAGTACCTCCCGCTCGTCCCCGACGAGCTCATCACCGAGGAGCTCGTCCAGATGGACGCGGACGACGGCCTCGGGGCGATCCCGCTCGGGATGTACCTGAAGCGCATCGCGACCCTCGGCGCGAGCTCGCGCTTCAGCCTCCAGAGCTACCTCCAGGTCGTCGTCGAGAAGCCCAACGCGTGTGGGCGTCTCACGAACTTCACGATGCCCTGACGGCGCCGCCGCGGGCGTCTTCGGGCGTCCGCGGCACCCCTCTCTCCCGACGCTCCCACTCGCACCGGAGAAATCCCGTCATGGCTTCTGTCGTTCGCAAGTTCAACCCGCTCGTCGCGCTCGTCGCGACGTTCATCGCCCAGCTCAAGGCCGAGCTCCCCGGGCCCCAGCGCGGCGAGTGTCACCTCGTCCGCGTCCCGGCGGGCGCCGCGGCCCTCAAGAGCGGCGTCGCCAAGGCCGACTCGCAGCCCGCGACGCCGAGCGCGCAGCCCGCCTACCCCTCGGCCGTCTCGGTCACCACCTCGGGCTGGACGTCCACGGCCACGGTCGCCGTCACGATCACGGGGCGCGTGCGCGGCGTGGACGGCGTGACCGAGACGCTCACGGTTCCGACGGGCGGCACCACGCAGGTCGGGAGCGTGCCGTTCGAGACGATCTCGGGCATCACCTGGCAGACCCCCGCGGGCTGGTCGTCGGGCACCTTCTCGGTCGTCACGAACACCAAGCTCGGCCTGCCCCTCCCGCCGACGTTCAGCCTCCTCACCGTGTCGAAGGTCACGGTGTGGGACGAGACAGCCACGCCCCCCGTCCCGGCCAACGACTCGGCGCCGACGGTCGATGCGACGAACGGCACCTTCATCCCGGGCACCGCGGCCGACGCCGCGCACAGCTACCGCGTGGTGTTCAACTACGTCCCGGGGAGCCGCGCCCTCGTGCATCTCGATGCCGACGAGCGCACGGTCTCGACGGCCGACGCGTCGAGCCTGGACACCTCCATCGAGCTCGCCAGGGCCCTCGTCGAGCGCTACGCGGCGCACCGCACCGACACGCTGCACCACAAGGCCGCCGACTCGACCAACACCGTCGCGACCGCGAAGGCGTCGATCGTCGACCTCGCCTCGGTCATCACTGCCGCCAACCAGCTCAAGGTCGCGCTGAACGCGCACGCGAGCCAGTCCGGCGTGCACGTCGTGAACGACGCCTCCCTGTCGATCGCGACGACGGACGCGTCCGACCAGGGCACGGCGAACACGCTCCTCAACGCGATCAAGACCGCGATGAACGCGCACTTCGCCCGCGCCTACGCCACGACGAGCTGGCGGGCGATCGAGTTCTAGACCTCCCCTCTCCGTTCGGGAGGGCGGCACCGTTTCGTTCCCGCCTCTGCCGCCCTCTCTCCCCGCGCGAGCTCAAGAGTGAGCTCTGCCCCCACTGGCACGCCGTGCGATCCGGCTCTCGCGCGCCCCCGCTGGTTTCCCGCTCCCCCACCCCTATCCCACGGAGACGTTTCATGCCGCAGTTTCACAACCCCACCGACAACGCGCTCACGTTCGAGATCGCCGAGACCGAGTACGCGGTCCCCGCGCAGGGCGAGGTCGAGATCCCCGAGCGGTTCGCCTACCTCGTGAAGGCGCGCGACATGGTGCTCCGGCCGGGCCCGCACCCCAAGGGCGACGCGCCCGCCGCCGAGGTCCGGGAGGCGATCCCTGCGGACCTCGAGCAGCTTCTCCACTCCCCGCGCATCCCCGCGCGCGCCCGCGACCCGTTCCGTGTGGCGTGGCGCAAGGCGACGCCCCGCCAGCGCGCGGAGCTCAAGCGCGAGCTCGCCCTGCGCGCCGAGGGCCGCGGCACGGGCCGGGACGAGGACGTGGACGACGTCGAGCCCGTGCCCGCCGAGGCCGCGCCCACCGACCCGGCCGAGGCCGCGGTGAACGAGCAGCTCGGCGACGCGCTGGAGAAGGTCGGTCGCGGCCGGAAGCGGAACGAGCGCTAAGTCGTGACCGTCTCCCTCACCGAAGCGCAGCGCCAGAAGGTGCGCCTCTACCTCGGCTACGGCCGAGGCCGCGACATTCACCCGCGCCTGGAGTCGCGGTTCGAGGGGTTCCTCACGACCGAGGAAGGCGACGAGATCACCGACGTGCTCACCAAGCTCGCCGCGATCGAGACGCAGATCGCGAGCGCCTCCCCGGTGTCGTCGAGCAACACCGCGACCGCGAACATCAAGGCCGTCGTCGGCGAGGTGGAGTTCTTCGACGCGACGAACAACGCCGCGGCCCTGGAGCTCATCTACAGCCGCGGTCGGCGCCTGATCCAACGGCTCTCGATCCTGTTCGAGGTGGATCCGTTGAACGACTACTTCGGCGATCCGTCCGCCGACTCCATGGGCGGCCTGATCGCGCTCGGGTGACGACGTGGCGCTGCGCGACGACCTCCTGCCGCAGATCGAGCGGCTCCGGGCGATCCCCGGCCAGCTCGGCTTTCGCCCCTACACCTCCGTGCGCCTGCGCACGCGGACGTGGTCGGGCGTCGAGCCGGGCGACGGGACCGCGACCGACAGCTTCCTCGCCCTGGAGACGGGCGGGCAGCCCGCGAAGGTCCGCCAGATTTCCGCGCGCGAGGTGTCCGCGTCGGGTGGTCGGTACACCGACGCGGACTACGTCGTCGGTCCGCTCACGCCCGAGCACACCGCGAGCGGCGGCGGCACGGCGGGCTACACCCCCGCCCAGCTCGCGCCGAGCTCCAGCGCCCGCCACGTCGAGCGGCACGTCGTGCTCGTCGGGCCCGGCGAGCCGTCCTCGGAGTGGCTGATCGTCGGCGATCAGCTCGACCGCGCCCTGCGCTACACCCTCACGATCCGCCGCACTGAGAGGACGACGTGAAGCCGGGCGACGCCGCGAAGGCCATCACGCAGGGCACGCGCCGGAAGATCGGCCGCGACCGCCGCGCCATCCTCGCGACGGCCCACTTCGGCGCCGAGCTCGTCGCGCAGAACGCTCCCGTCGACCGCGGCGCGATCAAAGCGTCGGCGCACGTCGAGGACGACGGCGAGACCGTGCGCATCGTGTTCGATGCGCCGCACACGGGCATCGTCGAGCTCGGCTCCCGGCCGCACGTGCCGCCCCTCGGGCCGCTCATCGCGTGGGTGAAGCGCCACCGCGCGGCCTTCGGGATCGCCGGGAAGGGCGTGGCGCGCAACAAAGCCACGGGCCGCTTCGAAGCCTCGGCCGAGGTCGTGCGGATCGCGCGGGCCATTCAGCAGAAGATCAAGCGCGAGGGGACGAAGCCCACGTACTTCATTCGTCGGTCGATCCCTGCGATCACCGACCAGCTCAAGCGCGAGCTGGTGCGCGCCGCGGCTGAGGGCGCCGGAAAGAAGACCCGGTGATTTCTTCGAAGGCCGTTCGCAACGCCCTGGCCGCGCACCTCCGCACGCGCCTTTCGCTCGGGACCGACGCAGTGCTGCCCGACTGGCCTCCCGCGACGAAGGAACTCGCGCGCCCCGTGGCCGTCACGGTGATCGACGCGGGGCCCGTGGCCCACGACGGCGAGACCGGCGCGCCGGAGCTCGTGTCGATGACGCCGGGCGCCGGGGCGACGGCCACCGCACGCTACCGGCTCGGGTCGTTCACGATCCCGCTCGCGATCGAGCTCTGGTGTGCGACGGAGTTCGAGCGCGACCGGCGGATCGAGCAGATCCAGGCCGCGCTCAACGAAGCCCCCACCGTCTCGGGCGAGGCCGTCGCCGACGTGCTCGCGGGCCTCACGCTCACGGTCGCGGACTACTTCAACGCGCCCTGCACCTTCGACAGCGACGGGTGGCTCGCGACGCCGCAGGCCGAGGGCGTGACGCGCGAAGAGTGGCGCGCGACGTTTCCGGTCACGGCCCGGATCGACGAGCTCGTCGAGAAGACCGTCACGCGCCAGGTCGCGACCGAAGTCACCGTCACCGCGTCTCCAGACCCCCTTTCCTGAGAGGTTTTCGCATGTCCGCACTCGTCGTCGCTTCGATCGCCGAGGCCCTCGCGCTCCCGGGCGTCTACGCCCTGGAGGTCGATCCCCCCGCGCAGACCCCGACGCCCGGCCTCGACTGGGTCGGGGTCGTCGGCCGCTTCGCGTGGGGCCCGGTGGACACGATCCACACGGTCGACTCGCAGGGAGACTACCTCGACACCTACGCCCCCGGCGGCCAGGGCTACAGCTACCCCGGCCACAAGGCCCTCGCGCGCGCCAAGGCGTCGCGGCTCAAGATCGTCCGCGCCGACGCGACGGGGTTCGGCGCGCCCGCCGCGCCCACGATCTCGAACCAGGGGAGCGCGGGGAGCACCTCCTACAGCTACAAGGTCGTCGCGCTCGCGAGCGGGCCCACCGGGCAGACCAAGCGCACCCCGGCGAGCTCGGCGACCACGACCACGACGGGCAACGCCACGCTCGACGGGAGCAATTACAACCGGATCACCTGGAGCGCGCCGACGGGCGCGGTGAACGTCACCGGCTACGAGGTCTACCGCACGGCCGGTGGCGCGACGCAGGGCAAGATCGGCACGGTGGCCGCGGGCGTGACCACGCTCGACGACACGGGCCTCGCGGGCGACAGCGCGACGGCGCCGACCGTGAACTACACGCAGATGACGACGGCGAGCATGGTGATCCAGTCGTCGGGCGCGGTGAACATCCTCACCGTCACCGCGAAGTACCCGGGCGACCTGGGGAACTCGATCGTCATCACCATCTCGGCCGCGGACGACGGCGTCTCGTCGCACTTCAACCTGCGCGCGCAGCTCGGGACCGAGGTCGAGGACTACCGCAACTGCTACGTGCTCTCGGGCGCGGGCAACGTCGTGCTCGGCTCGCAGACCAACAGCAAGCTCCTCGCGGCCCTCGCCGCCGTGACGGCCAACCTCGGTGCGAGCACGCGCCCGGTGAACGGCACCTACACGCTCGGCGCCGCGGCCACGAACATCGCCTCCCCGGTGGCGGGCTCGGACGGCGTCTCGCTCCTCGCGGACTACACCGGCACGGCGGGTCAGGGGGACGCGGGCCTCGCGCTCTACGAGGGCGACACCGACGTGACGATCGTCGGCGCCGACGACTGCGGCTCGGCGCTGCGCGTGGCCCTGAACGGCGCCCTCGTGACGCACGCCGCGGCCGAGACGCGGCTTTGCGTGCTCTGCCAGGACTCGGGCACCACGATCAGCGCGGCGATCACCGCCATGGGGACCAACGCCGCCGCGTGGCGCAGCGAGAGGGCCATCATGGCGTGGCCGTGGGTCTACATCCTCGACGAGACCGGCACGCGCCAGCTCGTCCCGCCCACGTGCTTCGTCGCGGGTGCGATGAGCAAGATGATCCGCTCGCTCGGCATCCACTGGAAGGACAAGCGCAACACCGACAGCTACAAGGGCATCGTCGCCCTGGAGTACACGCTCGGCCGCGCGAACCTGATCCTCGCGCAGAACGCCGGGATCGCGGCCCTCACGGCCGCCGGGAGCGCCTGGGCGCCGAAGTCCGACGTGACGACCTCGCTCACGGCGGGGCAGACGAAGGTCGCGCGCCGTCGGCTCGCCGACTACGTGATGCGCCTCGTCACCGCAGGGCAGGAGCCCTACGAGGGCGGGCCCATCGACCCGGCGACGCGGTCGAGGCAGAGGGCGCAGGTCAAGGCCGCGCTCAAGCCGCTCAAGGAGGCCGGGCAGAAGGGCGAGGCCGAGATCACCGAGGCCATCGCCGATTTCGACGTGCGCTCGGTGAGCTCCAGCACGGACTACCAGAACGGCGTGCACAAGATCCAGGTGCGCGTGCAAAGCTACGCGACGCAGGACGTGATCCTCTTCCTCCTCACGGTCGGCCCGACGGTCACGATCGAAGAACTCCCCGTCGCGGCGTAGCCCGCGGCCGAGAACGACGCGTCGTCACCTGGCTCGGGCGACGCACCGCACCGTTTCGCCCCCTTCCACCCCCTGACTCCTGAGAGGTCCCCATGGCCGAGAAGGTCATCATCGGCAAGAACTGCCTCGCGAAGGTCGTGTACGACAACGTCCCGCAGACCTATCGCATCGAAGGCTTCAACGAGAACGACGAGGCCGAACTGAGGATGCGCGACTTCCTCGGCCAGGACGCCCCCGAGACCGACTACATCGAGAAGGGCTACACCGGGGACTTCGTCGTGCTCGACTCCGGGCCGCGGCTCGACCGGATCGTCGAGGACATGAAGACCCGCCGCCGCGCGAACCTGCCCGCGCTCGACTTCCAGCTCACGCTCACGCGCGTCTTCCGCGACGGCGCGACGACCCCGACGACCGTGACGTTCCGCGACGTGGTGATGACCGTCGGGACGCAGGTCGGGGGCCGCACCGACGACGTGAAGCGCCCCGTGAAGTACGCGGCGTCGAACCGCGAGTTCACCGAGTAGCCCCCGCCCCGCGGGACGTTCGGCGGACGTTCACGAGACGCCCGGCGGACGTTCGCGAGACGTTCACCACGCCCGACACCGAGAGGTTCCCTGTGCCGAAGTATCACCAGATGCAGCTCCCCGACGGCCGGTTCGTGCGGATGCGCGAGCTCACGTCCGACCTCCAGTCGGCGGCCTACGAGGCCGCGAGCGAGCGGTCGCCCACGGGCGCGCTCCTGCCCCCGAACCCCGTGAAGCTCGACGTCGAGCTCTACAAGATGGCCCTCTGCGGGCTCACCGAGAAGAAGCCCCTCTACAAGCTCGACGCGAAGAAGCAGCCCATCCCGAAGGTCGACGGGAAGGGCAAGGCCCTCACGCGTCTCGACGGCAAGCCCGTCTACGAACGCTTCGACCCCGCGGAGCTCGCCGAGTCGGACTGGAAGCCGCTCACCTACGGGCAACTGGAGACCGAGTACGACACCCTCTTCGGGCCGAAGGAGCGCACGCTCATCGGGCGGCTCTACGCGGCGGCGCACGTGCTCACGAACGACGACGCCGATTTTTTCGAGACCATCCACTCGGTCAGCGTGACCGGCTGATCGTGTGGCTTGGCCGCTACGGCGGCCAGCAATGGGACACGCTCGAACGCGTCCCCACCAAGACGCTCCTGCGGCGGGCACGCGCCCTGGAGATGCTGCTCGACGAAGAGGCCGCGCCCCTCTCCCCCACCGGCCGCACCTGATCGGAGACCCTCGCCGTGACCGTCGTCCAGACGTACGAAGTCGACGTTGCGTTTCGCGGCCGAGACCAGGGCGCGCAGGCGATGGCCGACAAGCTCGGCGTGTCGCTCACGGGCCTTCAGGGCAGGCTCGACGGCGCCGCGCAGGCGATCGAGCGCGTCGGCATGGCGGGGCTCTCTCTCGTCGGGGCCGGGGCGCTCCTCGGCGTGCGTGCGCTCACGCACGGCGTGAACGAGCTCAACGCGCGCGCCGAGTCGACGACGCTGGTCATCGCCGGGATGCTCCAGGCGAACAGCGCCGCCGACTCGCTCACGTCCGGGCTCACGGCCTCGCGGGACGTCCTCACGCAGATCCGGCGCGACGCCGCGGCCCTGCCCGGCGAGGCGCAGGACTTCGTCAACGTCTTCCAGCTCGGCCTCCCGGCGGCGCTTCAGGCCGGGATGCGCGACGCGCGCCAGGTCGCGGCGTTCACCAACCAGTTCGGCGCCATCGCGACCGCGTTCCAGGTCGACTCGCAGCAGGCGGGCCGCGACCTCCGGTTCATGCTCCAGGGGCACGCCGGCGCCCACGTGGCGATGTGGAACCACTTGTCGAGCCTCATCGGCAAGAGCTCGGAGGAGTTCAACAAGCTCTCGGCCCCGCAACGGCTCGCGGCGCTCCAGCGCGCGACGGCGCACTACGGCGACATGGTGAACGCCTACGGCGGCACCTGGGAGGCCGCGACCTCGACCATCCGCAGCGCCGGGTCCGAGCTCCTGCGCGTCGGCACCGCGCCGCTCTTCGAACGGGCCAAGGCGCGCGCCGGGGAGCTCGCGGACTACCTCACACGCAACGGCCCCGCGATCGAGCTCCAGATGGAGCGGTGGGGCGTCACCGGGGCGCACGCGTTCGACCTTGTGACCGAGAAGGGGCGCCGCGCGCTCACCTACCTCCGCGACCACTGGCGCGAGGTCGTCGGCGAGATCCGCGACTCGGCGCACAGCGCCCTCATGCTCTACGCGGGGTTGCGCGTGGCCTCGGGCGCCGTCGGCGCCGTCGGGTTCGGGATGCAGGCCGCGGGATCGCTCACGACGGCCCTCGGGGGCGCCGGGGCGGCCACGGCGGGCAGCGCGGGCCTCGCCGCGGCGGCGGGCGCCACGGTGGCCGTCGGCGCGATGGCCCTGGCCGTCCACGACGGCCTCTTCGACCTCGACGCCGCGCTTCTGGAGCTTCAGCCCACGGTCGACCTCGTGAAGGAAGGCTGGCGCGACTTCGCCACGCAGGCGCGGCCCCTGATCGCCGAGGCCGGGGCCGAGCTCGCGCACTCGGTCGTCGGGATCGTGACGGCGGCGGGGAAGGTCGCCTACGTGCTCTTGGAGTTCGGCGCCGGGGTCTCGCGCGCGCTGCGGTGGGTGAACGAGATGCGCACGAACGCCGTCGGGATGCTGATCGGGGGCCAGTCCGACCGGGTGAACTACCAGGACTCGATGAACGCCGCGACCGGCGCGCAGATGGCGCACAACGACGAGCTCCAGCGCGACCGCGACCGCGAGCTGCGCGACTTCGTCGCGAACGTCCACGGGCGCGTCGCCCAGCGCCCGCCCGAGCGAACGCCCCGCACGCCCGCGCACAACCCCCACAAGACCACGATCCACAACAACTTCAAGATCGAGCAGGCCGAGAACCCCGAACGCGTCGCGCTCTCCGTCGCCCACGTGATGCGCGTGCAGCTCCGCAACCCCACGCAGGCCGCGCGCCCCGGCCTCACCCGACTCCGATGACGCAACCGCTCGACGGCAACGCCTTCACGATCGAAGAGGTCGAGTCGGCGGACGGCGGGGCACCCGTGCGCGTGGTGCTCAAGGGCCGTGACGCGCCCCTCGGCGGGCGCGGGAGCGGCGGGGCCTTCGACCTCGCGCCCGAGGTGCGGCAGTCGGCCTTCTATTACCCCGGCCAGAACACGCCCTCCCGGCAAGTGATGGGCGTGAAATACGACCCGCTCGTGATCCGCGGGAACCTCCAAGACCGAGGGGTGCCCGGCCGCGCGCGCGAGCTCGCCGAGCGGCTGGAGTCGCTCGCGCTGCGCGGGCGCCGCCTGCGCATCACGTGGGGCCCGTGGGCGTTCTTCGGCTTGATGGACAAGCCCAAGCTCTCGCCCGAGGGCCTGCGCGACATCAATTACGAGGTCTCCCTGCACCTCGACGGGCGCGACCTCCCGAGCTCTGCGCTCGCCGTCGCGACGCCCGTCGAGACGACGCCCGACGCGCTCGGCGAGGACGTCGCGAGCGGGCTCAAGCGCACCGAGGACGTGGACAAGAGCGCCCTCATGCCCTCGGAGAAGTACGCGCTCGCCGCGACCGAGACGGTCTACCTCGACGCGGGCGCGGCGCTCACGGTGCTCCTCACGGGCCTCTCCGACGCCCTCACGATCACCGACGCCGAGGCGGGCCGCGTGACGGCGACGGCCCGCGCCGCGTCGCGCGAGGCCCTCGGCTACGCGCTCGCCGTGACGGCCGTCCCGGCGCCCGCACACCGCGGATGGGAGCGAGCCGTCGCGTGGCAGCGCGCGAGCGTCGCCGCGGCCGAGGGCGCGTGGGATGTGTCCGATGCCGCCGTCACCGCCGCCGAACGGCTCGACCGGATCACGCGCGGCGAGGTCGAGCGGCGCTACGACGTGCGCGACGGTGACACCCTGGAGTCGATCGCGCGCACCGAGCTCGGTGACGCGCTGCGCGCCGGGGAGATCGCCCGCCGCAACAACCTCCCGGGGCACCGCGTGCAGGCCGGGCAGCGCCTCTTTCTGCCGGTGAGGTGAGCCGTGCCGGGGATCTTCTATCCGCGTCATGTGTTGCGGATCGCCGCTGTGCTGGAGACCTTCGACGGGTCGCCGACGACGCTCGACCGCGCCGTCGAGTGGCAGGTGATCCCCCGGAGCGCGAAGCTCGAACGCAACGACGTGCACACGGCCGACCGGCTCACGGTCGTCGTGGATTTCCGCGAGTTCCCCTTCGACCCGCGCCTCGTCCGCGCCGCGTCGGTCACGTACTACGCGGGCAACACGCGCGGGGGCGAGCTCGCGCTCGACGCGACGACGATGCGGTTCCTCGGCGTCGTGGACACGCCCGAGACCTACCTCTCCGAGGACTCCAGCACCGTCACCTTCGACTGCCGGGACTACACGGCGATCCTCCTCGGGCAGCGCGCGACCCCGGCGATGGCCGTGCGGCTCGACCGGAGCCTGCGCGAGGTGCTCGTCGAGCTGCTCGCGACGCTCCCTGGCGAGATGGGCGCGCTCCTCACGCCCGTGATCCAGGGTCCCGACGGCGCGGCGATCGAGTGGCCGAACATCCTGGGCGGACGAACGGGCGCGCGCCTCGTCGTCGAGCCGAAAGACACCCTTTGGAGCATCATCCGGCGGATCGTCGAGGGCGCGGGCCTGATCGCGTACGTCGAGCTCGACCGCCTGGTCGTCTCGACCTCGCGCACGCTCGGCACCGACGGCCAGCTCCGCGACGCGCCACGCCTGCACGTCGTCTTCGGCGAGAACCTCTCGGACCTGCGGATGAAGCGCACGCTCCAGAACAGCGTGCGGCCCGTGGTGCTCGCGCAGTACGACCCGCGCACGTCCGAGGTGACCCGCACGACGTGGCCCCCCTCGGCGCTCGCCCCGCGGCCCTCCCGAGGCCGCCGGGCCCGCGTGGACGTGGCGACGCGGCGCACGGGCGGCGCGACCGTGAGCCACGACGAGACCGACCAGGGCGAGGAGTTCCCGGTGACGGGCCACCGCTCGCAGGCGGACCTCGAACGTCTCGCCGAGTCGATCTATCGCCAGCGCGCGCTCTACGACCTCGACGGGTCGTTCACGACGCACGACCCCGTCCTCCCGCAGATCCGCGACGGCGGCGAGCAGGCGCCCGACTTCGACGTGTGGGGGATTCACACCGCGACGACGCTCTACGCGGACCTCGCCGAGCACGCGGGGCTCGCCTTCGACACGCTGCGGCCGCGCGCCGAGCGCGAGCGCTACCTCACGGCGCGCGGCTACGACCCCGTCGTCGCGTCGGCGCTCGTCGCGAGCTGGAACGAGCTCGCGCGGCTCTCCCTCCCCTTCGTGGTCCGTAAGGCCACGCTCGGGCTCGACGGCGAGTCAGGGTTCCGCGCGGAGGTCGAGTTCATGGCGATGCTCCAGCCGCAGACGGACGGCTCCCTGCGGCAGTCCGAGGCCACGGCGCCGCGCGGGCGCACGCAGACGATCACGTTTTCCGATGCGACCCTCGTGCGGGGGCGCTGAACGAAGAGGACACCATGGACTTCGGCAAGGCTCTCCAGTCGATCAAAGCGGGCAATCGCGTCGCGCGCGCGGGATGGAACGGCAAGGGAATGTGGCTCCGCTATGTTCCCGGCGGCGTGGTCGAGCGCGACGGCGAAACGCGACCGGCCCTGCCCTACGTGGAAATGAGCACGGTCGGCGGCGAACTCGTGCCCTGGCTCGCGTCGCAGACGGACCTTCTCGCCGAGGACTGGATCGAGCTGCGCTCGTGAGCCCGCCGACGCTCCGGCCCACCGGGGGGATCGACGACCTCCTCGACCTCGTGCGCCAGGTCGCGGGAGAGGGCGAGAGCCCCGTGCAGGTCCGGCGCTGCACCGTCGGGTGGGCGGACGACACCGGGACGAGCCACGTCACGATCACGCCGGGGCAGGACGTCGACCTGCACGTCACGACCGCGCAGGGCTTCCCCCTCACCGCGCGGCTCGCGGCCTCGGGCGGCGTGTGGCGCGTCCCGGCGATCGGCGAGGAGTGCCTCGTGCTCGCCGACCCGGCCGACTGGGACACGCCCGGCGGGCCGATCGCGTTCTGCCGTCACCGGCTCCCGCCCGCGTCCCTCACCGCCACGCGCGCCGTCGTCGAGATCCCGACCGGCGGCGCGCTCTACGTCGGCGACGGGGCGACGCACGCCGCCGCGCGCGAGGGCGACGCGATCGACCCGGGCTCGCTCGGGATCAGCGTCGGCACGCCGGTCCCGAACACCCCCTCGCCGGGGCTCACCACCGTCCCGGTGACGTTCACGTACACGCCGCCCAGCGGCGCCCCGCAGACGATCGTCTTGACGTTCGTCGGCACGGGCCTCGCCGTCGCGGCCGTCGGGAGCGCCTTCGACCTCGGCGGCGTGATCGACGCGGGCTCCGAGAAGGTGAAGATCGAGTGAAGACCTCCGACCTCGCGACGACCGACGACGGGGCGATCGCCACCGACGACACGGGCGATTTCGTGGACGTGGACGGCGACCCCGCCGTGCGCGGGCGGCTCCTGCGCGCCTTCGACACCGAGCCGGGCCAGATCCCCTACTTCGACGACACGGGCGCCGGGGCGCCGTCGTCGGAGGGCGGGCCCGCGGTGCAGGGCGACGAGCTCGCGCGGCGGATTCTCACCGAGGCCCGACGCGACCCCGACGTGCTCGACGCGTCGAGCGCCCAGGTCGTGCGCCGCGACGGCTACACGCAGGTCTCGTGTCGCGTGCGGACGCGCCACACTCCCGACACCCCGCAGACGCTCGCGCTGCGCCGAGAGGACTGACGACGATGCGCACGCTCCCGACCTCCAGCGAGCTGCTCGAACGGTTCCGACGCGCGGCCGACGCGGCCGTCGAGTCGCGCACGCGCCCGAACGGCACGCCCTTCCGCTTCTCTTGGCTCCCGACCTCGCTCCCCAACGCCTTCCGCGTGGCGAGCGTGCGCCTCGCGCAGCGGTGCCTCTGGGTGCTCGACCGGGAGTTCCGCGCGAGCTTCCTCGACACGGCCGAGGGCGACGACCTCGACGCGTGGGCCGCGTCGGAGGCCCCGGGCTTCCCCCGAAAGTCCACGACGCCCGCGGTCGTGCGCATGACCTTCACGCGCGTCTCGGGTGCGACCTCCGGCACGATCTACGCCGGGACGCGCGTCGCCACCGTCGCGACCTCGACGACGCCCGCGGTGGAGTTCGTGTCGCTCGCCGACGTGCCCGTCGCGACCGGGCAGCTCACCGCCGCGGTGGACGTCGAATGCACGCAGACCGGCGAGGTCGGCAACGTCGACGCGGGCACGATCACGCGCCTCCTCACGCCCCTCTTCGGCACGTTCACCTGCACCAACGGCTTCAAGGCGGCGGGCGGCAACCCCACGGAGACCGACGACGCCTACCGCGACCGCCTGCGCCAGCGCGACGCGCGCTACCGCCGGGGCACGCCGCAGGCCGTGACCCTCGGGGCCTTGAGCGTGCCCGGCGTCGAGCGGGTGACGTTCCAAGACCCGCAGAACACGGCGGCGCTCGCGGACGTGGGCGTGGGCGGCTTCTTCCGCGTGATCATCGGCGACGCGCGCGGGATCGGGTCGCAGCCGCTCGCCGACCGGGTGTCGCTCGCGCTGGCCGACTGGGCCACGGAGGGCGCGTCGTGGTCCGTGGTCGCCGCACAGACCCTCTCGGCGATCAGCGCGAGCGCGCAGCCCTCGCCCATCCCCGCGAACACCGTGGCGCTGCGCTTCGACGTGACGCGCCGACGGCTCGCGTCGGGCACCTTCGACCAGGCCGCGGCCGAGCGGGACTTGCGGATCGCCCTCCGCGAGCTCGGCGAAAGCCTCGCGCACGGCGTGCCCTTGCACCTCGCGCAGCTCCTCTCGGCGGTGATCGCGACGGACCCCGCGACCTTCCGCAACGTCTCGATCAAGGCCCTCGACGCGGGCGGCGCCGTGCTCGGGACCGTGAGCGCCGACTGGCCTGCGCCCAGCTACGTCTTTCGCTGGGAGATCCCCGACAGCGTGATCCGCTTTCAGTGGTCCGAGGAGTAGCTTAGGGCCCGGCGCACCGGCCCTGCGTGAAGAAGCAGCGGCCGGAGTTACAGCAGAAATTCCCGCCCGATCCCGGGCAGACGCGGCAGTCGGCGTCGCGTGCGCAGCGCGAGGGACACCCCGGCGTGACGACGTTCAGGCACATGCCGCCCTGGCAGTCCTCGGTGTCGGCGCACACGCGCCCGCACGCGCCGCAGTTCGCGGGGTCGCGCAGCGTGTTGGCGAGGCACACGTCCGGCGGGGGCACGTCCTCGGGCGACGGCGCCGTGTCGGGCGCCACATCGGGCGCCGTGTCGAGCGCGGCGTCGAGCATGGCGTCCGCGACGGTTCGGTCGGGCGCGGCGTCGGGCGTTGGTGCGGCGGCGTCAGGGGCGCTCGGGTCCGCGCCGCAGGCCGCGAGGAACAGGGTCGTGAGCAGTAACCGCTTCATGCGCGGACGCTACGACAGCGGGCGGCGCGTGTCACGCGGGCGGGGCTTGAACAGCCGCGCGCGAAGGTGCAACGGAAGCGCATCGTGACCCTCGCGTTACCGCACCGCGACACGCGTCCCTCACACCTCCGGCTCGTTCCCTCGACCCCCGTCGGAATCGGCCACCCCGACCGTCGCGCCGTCGCGCGCGACCTCGCCGCTCACCTCCAGGCCCTCCTCGCCGCCGGAGACTACGCCGCCGCCCTCCCGGTGGCTGAGCTCCTCGCAACCCTTTTACGAGGCCCCTGATGCCCCGCTACGACGAGTCCATCCGCTACGACGAGCGCCTCGCCTACGGGCGGTGGCAGCCCCCCGCGCGCTCGGCCGCGGACGTGTGGCGGGGCTTCCCCGCGTGGTGGACGGGGCCCGACGACCCCGCGCGCGATGGGATGGGCGCCGGGCTCGTCGCGGTCTTCAACCTCGTCGCGTCCACCGCCGCGCGCATGAGCCGGATGCACCTCCGCGCGCACGCGAAGGGGTGGGCGCTCGACCTCGTCGCCCGCGCCGCGGGTCTCGCGCGCGCCGACGGCGAGGCCGACTGGCAGCTCCGCGCGCGCCTCGCCGAGGTCGAGGACGTGGTGAGCCCGACGGCCGTCGCGTCGGCCGTGCACGCCCTTCTGCCCGAGGCGATCGTCGTCCGGCCGAGTCGCCACACCTTCTTCGTGGGGCGCTCGTTCATCGGTCGACCGCCCGTCGATTACGTCGCCACACGCCTCGCGGGCGATGGCCGATCGCGCTTCGCGACGGACGCCTACGGGCGCTCGCTCGGCACGGCGCGCGTGTGGTCGAGCTACTTCGGGCGCTTCCACGTCGTGCTCCCGTCCTACGCGGGCGCCGTGGCGCGGCCCTCGGCCGTGGGCCGCTTCTTCGTCGCGCGCCGCGGCGGGTACGCCACCGCGCGCGCCGTCGTGGCGCGCCAGCTCGCGCAGACGCTCGACCGCGTCCGCGCCGCGGGCGTCCGGTGGACGGCCTTCGCCGATTTCGTCCGCTGATCTCTTCTCTCACACCCCCTCGGAGACTCCATGACGACCGGCAAACGCCCCGTCTTCACCGACGGCGTCGCCCCCACGGTGGACGATTTCAACCAGGGCTCGCTCGGGCTCGACGCGTTCCTGCAACAGATCCTGCAACACCTCTTCGGAGACTCCGAGATCCAGGGGTCGAGCGACGGGTTCTTCCCCGCGACGGTCCCGAACGCGACCGACCTCGGCGCGGCGACGATCCCGACGTACGGGTTCCTCGGGCCGAGCTTTCGCGTGCGGCGGGTCGATGCGACGCACATCCGGCTCACGCCCGGCATGGGGCTCCAGTACGTCACGTCGGGCTACCCGGCGGGCGAGTGGCCGCTTCGGGTCGTGCGGCTGGGCAACGACGCGCCCGAGGTCTCCCCGGGCATCACGCTCGGGTCGCTCCCCTCCGCGGGACAGTACAAGCGCGCGCTCGTCACCGTGCCGTGGCGCGACGTGACGACGACCGGGTCGCGGCAGTACATCGACGCGAGCGGGAACGAGACGCCGCAGACCGTGAACGTCCGCACGCGCCCCGAGGTCGGCGACCTCGACGGGGCCGGGTCGGGGATCCAGGTCTCCTACGGCTCGGCGGCGGCCACGGCGCTCCTCGCCGTGCGGCCGTCGATCCCCGCGGGGCACCTCCAGCTCGCCGAGCTCCTCCTCACCGATGCGGGTCTCGTGAACAGCGCGAACCCCGACGGCAACACCTCCGGCATCACCGACCTCCGGCCGCGCCTGCGCCCGTCGAAGGCCGGGGGCTCGGTCGACTCGCGCCGCGCCACGTGCTCGACCGACGAGACCACGGGGACGCGCAACACCCACCGGATCGGGGCGAAGGGCGTCGGCGCCGAGGTCGTGTGGGGCCTCGTCGAGTGCCCGACGTCGGTCGGCGTGGTGACGCTCGACACGAGCCGCGACTGGCGCGACATGGTCGTGACGATCGAGCACGGGGCGCTCGTCGCCGCCGCGGTGCTCCCCGGGGGCGCCAGTGACGCGTCGTTCAACTTCCAGTCGAACCCGGCCGCGGGGTCGGTCACGCTCGCGAAGGTCGTGTTCTACACCGGGAGCGGGAGCGCGGCGGGCACGTCGGGCTACTACTCGGGCACGTCGAAGGCCCCGTCGGACGGCACGACGACGGCCCTCATCTTCTTCGCGGACTCCACCACGGGGCACCTGAAGTGCCGCGCGCTCGCGGACGCCTCGGGCACGCAAGACCTCTACTTCCGCGCCGAGGGCTTCGGACCCTTGAGCCGCCGCCTCGCCTCGGGGCAGGAGTCGTAAGGTGTCCACCCCCGGCACGACGTTCCCGGGCGCGCTCGACCCGCCGCTCGACGTGACGCTCGCAGACGACACGATCGACCCCGACCACGTGAACAGCGTGGACGACCGCGTCCGCGCCGTCGAGGCCAAGGTCGGCGCCGACGGGAGCGCGGTCACGAGCTCGCACGACTGGCGACTTCGCCCGACGTTCCGCGACCAGCGCACGACGGCCGAGTCGGGGTACGTGACGGTCGCGTCCTACGAGATGATCGAGGGCCGCGCGCTGGCGCTCCGGATCACCGCCGTGGGTGTGCTCGACGGCGGGACGGAGGCGATCACGCGCACGATCACCGCGTGCTACCGGCGCGACGGCACGGGCGTCTACCTCGTCGGCGCCGAGCAGGTCGAGGTCGACCAGCGCACGGGCCTCGCGTCGGCCGACCTCGCGACGGACATCTCCAGCGCGACCGTGCGGATCCGGCTCAAGGCCGGGACCACGACGCGCGTGCACTGGCACCTTCACGGGGCCGTGCTCTGGGCCGCGCCGGGAGGGGTGTAGGTCATGCAGTACAACGCGATCTGGATTCCCGACGCGCTCGCGAGCGAACGCCCGAGCGCGCCCGGAAAGGGCCGCTACCTCTTCCGCGCGACCGACACGGGCGCGGTGTCCTACTGGGACGGGAGCGCCTGGCGCACCGTCTTCGACCCCACCGTCAACGCGACGCAGCTCCAGGGGCGCGCGGTGGCCTCCGACGCGCCGACCGACGGCCAGGTGCTCCGCTGGGACAACACCGCGCAGGAGTGGGAGCCCGCGACGATCAGCGGCGGGTCAATGCCGACCGCGAGCGGCGCCGATGAGATCCCGCTCTCGACGGGCGCGGGGACAACGTACACCGCGCGGACGATCGCGGCCGTGCGCGCGCTCCTTCTCGGGAC